GGAGAACCTTATAACTCCCTTGAACATCAAAATGGTATAGAAAGGTTTTTAATATCGTTGTCTTAATGTTCAATACGAATCTACAAATAATTATTTAATATTAGACAAAGAATTGTTATTTATAATGATTTTAAATAAGCTATCTCCTTACGAAGTTCTTTTATAGTTAACTCGTTGTTCTGATTTACTAGGTCTTCGTCGGGTAATCTTAACGACCTATCAAAGTCAAAATTAACGAAGTCGTAAACAAATTTTAACTCTTCTTGACTGCATTTTTCTTCCAGTAACTTCTTTAACTCATTGTTATAATCTTCCAAGTCTTGTATGTACTTCTCCGATTTATGTAAGTGGTAAGCGGTTTGCAAATTCTCATCTAAATTTGATCGTGCTATTTTCTTCCACGCGAAAGCTGCCGACCTCAACTCGTTAACCTCTTTCTCTTTTTTAAAAGCTAACTCAATTAGTTCTATAAGGTCGTCTCTATCGTCGAGGTTAATAGTTTGAATCTGCTCAAACGTTAAACGGTTTTCTTTGCTTATATGATCCGCTATAAGTTTGTTACGCTGTTGTAGTTTTTTAAGTAGTCGTATCATTTAAAAAGGCATTTCTTCGTTAAAGTTAGTATTAAAAGGTAAAGGTTTCGGCTCGTGGTTCGATTCTAAAAAAGTATGTTCCTTCCCTCTATTCGCGTAAACTCTTTGTCCTTGCTCGTCTTCAAAATAATATTGATATCTAGCAGTGTCCAGGTTCATAATGTATTTACCGTTTTCGGACGTTCCTTTCGGCTTGCTCTTTGCTATCCTTAAAATAGTTTCGTTCTTACCGTAGGCTCTGTTATTACCGTCTGATAATCCGTAAGGAGGTCGCCAAGGTATAAGCATAGTGTTTCCTTTTCTAAACCATGTTTGCCCTCCCGCGAACTCTCTAGCGTGAGGTGCTGGATAATAAGTTATTCCGCCCTGACTTACTAAAGCTTGGTCTCTTACGTGGGTTAGTATAAAATGATGTCGTTTATTAGTTCGTGCGTTCTTACGAATCCATCCAAGCATACGGCTTAAATATTTATCTTCTCGTCCTAAGTCCTCATGGTTAAATTCTTCTTTAAGTTCGTTCCAAGGATCGACCAAAGTAGTATGAATCTTTAAACCTGTGTTATCTTCGATCTTGTTAACTAACTCATAAAACTCTGTAGCGGTTATATCTTCGTCTTCCGTGTCTACTATTACAAAATGGTTGTTTACAAAGTTCTCAGCTATCAATCTCTCGCGCTCGTCCATTTGCCATTCGGATTTTATGTAAGGTTTTCCGATATACTTATGACAAAGTTCACTAAATATGTCTTGTGCGCTACCAGTTTCGGGAGTGAATATGGCGTGATTCAAACCATGCAAACAACTTAAATTAATCTGAAACTCTAATATCAATTCTGTTTTACCCGTTGCTGGTGCTGCTGCCATGTAAGTAGTAGAACCTAAGATAACCGTATAAGGTAGTATATCCCATTCCCATCCTACCGAGTAACCTCGTTGCCTTCCATTCTCGCGGAGTCTATTAAGGTCTTGCGCTACGTCTTCTAGTCTTTTATACATAGTTCTCTAGTTTACAGGATCAGGAAATGAAGCGATTAAATTACCTTTAGCCTCGTTGCCATATTTATCTAACGTGTCTTGTCTACTAAAGAATTCAGGCGTTAAGTATTGACAGCCGTTATCTTTATGGTATTGAAGATTAGAAGCGTTTATAATTGAATTTAAAATATCTTCTTTAGTGTAACCATCTTTTAACCTTGCTTTGTATTTACGCTTAACCTTGTCGTTTATAGTTTTAAACTTTCTACCAGTTTTTTGATTAATGAAAGAAAGCAATTTTACGAAGTCAAGTTTAACGTATTGTTCTTTCTCTTCTTCTTTCTCTTTCTCTTCTTCTTCCTTAGGGTTAGTCGGGGGGTTAGTCGGGGGGTTAGTCGGGGGGTTAGTCCCTAAGGTCTCGTTACTTGCTCGTTCCCAACCTTTTACAGAACTCTCTATTTGATGTCTTTGACTTTCATAGCATAACTTAACAATATAACTCAACTCTTCTGGGTCTTTACCTAAAAACTGTTTGTTAATTATTGCCATTAAAAAACTCAACTTATCCTTATCGTTATTCAACTCATTTAATACGTCAAAATAACTGCGTAAGAAATTAAACGCTTTTCTTTTTGTTGGCTTAATCATTTTCAACCTCCTTTGCTATATTTATCTCATTTCTTAAAACCTTAGCTAACTTTATAGCGGTAGGAATGTCTAAACAAATAAAATCAGCTAGATACCCTGGGGTGTTAATTTCTATATAAATGTCTTTGTCGGTTGTTGCAAAACATTCTAAATTTACTCGATCAGTTTTACTTTCTTTCGTTCCATAGAACTTTAATCTTACGTTTGCCATAATATTATCGGTTTTAAGTTCACCGAAAACTATTTAATAAACAAAGCCCTATCGAGGTAGCCACGGTCAAAGGCATTCCCCAATAGAGCTTTTAATAAAGTTTCTTAGTAATTGACCGTTACTTTGAGTTGCTAATATACAAATTATTTCTTAATAAACTCCTTTTTATATAACTCTAATAAAAAAATAGTTTTGTCAATGTCCTCTAAAAAGTTGCCCTTTTTTCTGCATCTAACTATTCGCTTGATAGCGTCAAACTCCCATGCGTTAAGGTTATGATCTTCTGCAAATTTGTAAAGACTTCCTTTTTCGTTGTTGTAGTGGTTAGGCTTCGTCATCAATAACTCGGTTAAAAGCGTTAATAATTTCTAGGCTTAGATTGTGCGCTCGTTCGTCTATCACATTTTGTACTTCTTCAAAAGTCTCTGGATCGGTTTGATAGGTTTTATCTATCTCGTTATGTATCTTTTTAGTTAAGAACTTTTGATAGCGTTTAGTCTCTCGTTTAAACTCACGTACAAAAGCGTTAGATACTTCTAGTTCGTCTAGCACATCGTTTAAACTGCTTGCTAGGAATAAAGCGGATAGAATTTTAGTTTCTTCTTTCATAGTACTTTTATATTATTGTTATAAATTGCATTCTCTAAATAGTGTCTTTGCTTGTCAAACGTCATTATCTCAACAGTTAACCGACCTAATAAACAAACTTCGTTAATTGGCTTGTTTAGTTTATTCGAGTAGTAAACATGGAGAAACGTTACCATGCTTAAATTCTCGTCATTCTCTCGGTTAAATTTTCGTCTTAGCGATTCTAAGCGCATTAAAATAATCGTCTTAGGGCTTTGTATAGATTTACCTTTATCGCCCTCTGGTAGTTGTTTAAATAGTGTTCTCATACTGTTCCTTTATGAATATTTATTAATATAGCTTTATCCTTTTCTAGTTCGATCATGTATTTTTTTATACGATCTACAGCTTTACTCCCTTCGTTAAGTCCTTTCTTGCTAGACCTTGTATCGTTGTGGTATTTTATAACGTGTTCGTAAGTCTTTCTAAGGCTTTCTATTTCTCTCTCTATTAGTTGTATTCCTCTAGTCATAGTTTGTTTTTTAATAGCCAGCGAGCAGACCCCTCTAACTCACTGGCATCTTTAACAGTTAATCGTTAAAGTGTTTTAGAATGGTAGCGAATCCTCGTCATCCGTTACGATACTGTCTTGAACTGGTTGTGCTTGATCTAGCTTCTCAATTTTCCACGCGTCCAATGAATTGAAATATTTAACCTCACCTCCTTTTGGGTTAGTCCATTCACGACCTCGTAAGAAAAATGTAACTTCGACATTATCACCTACTTTTAGTTTGTCTAGTAATTCCGTTCTATCTTGAACAGCTTGTAAAGATATTGTTTGTTCGTATTTACTCGACGAATCAACTACTACAAACTCACGCTTTTTAAATGAGTCGCTGATTTGCTGAACGTCTCCGATTACTTTTAATTCTCCTTTTAGTGTATACATTTTTATTTGTTTTTATTTAAAATTTGGTTTCTATATTCATTAGCGTAATCACGGCACGCCTCAATCCGTTCTTTTATTTGTTCTTCTAATTCCTTGTCTCGCTCAAAACGTTTAACCGTTACTCTCAACTCTGGAGGTATCCCAGCCGTTCTGTGAATAGACTCGTTTTTTTCGTAGGTTAAAAACTCTTCAGGAGTTTCAACAAAACAATAAGCAAGTTCGGCAAATGGTTTATCGTATAACCACATATAACCTCTTAACTGCCATTCGTAGTCTTTGTTGTCTATCTCCTCCTCCGTTGCTGGGAATGTTTCTTTACTCCAACTAGATTTAATATCTATAATCATGTCTTCTGTTTCAATGTCACATTCGCCAGTTATCCAATCATTTGTTAACCTGGTTTCATTCTTAACGT